TATTGGTACCCGTAAATGCCGTGGTAAAGTGGATCATAAGATATACAGGTTCGCCTGCAAGCATGCCGTGTGCCTTTAGGTCCACAGCCTTCCCGACAATCCCGCTCGCGGTCGGAATGGCACTATTATTCAGTATTACTAAATCTTTATCTACGAACATCTATCTCATCTCCTCCTTTATTAACTTACTTTAGTTTCTCCGCTGTCCATTATTGCGTCGCACTGTTTGACGGGAATGCCCCTGAAGAATGTCGTTGGCCTGCCGGCATAGTCGTCCAGAGTGAGATAGACGTTGTGCTTGTCGGACACCATGATGTCAAGCCATGTCTTGACCGAGCGGGGCACGTAGAACACCGGCCTGCATGCGTTCAGGTTAGGGATAAGGTTCTGCATGATGATCATGTAGTTGATGAGGTTTAAAGAATTGTCCGTATCTTCGCCATATGTTTTCAGCGCCACGGTATCGATGTTTGCAAGCCTGACTATATAGCGCATATCCTCAACCGCAAGCCCGCTCTCCCACACATAGTGCGTCCTGTATGCCTCGTACCAGCCTTCCGTCTCGTCCCCTATGGTTACCTGTCCCTTATCCTCCATATTGAGGCCGGCCTTTGATCCCTTGGGATATATCCCGTATACAGGCCCCCAGCCCACAAGATAGATGGATGTAAGGTTTGCGCTTCCATCACCATCCAGCACATACTTGCCTAGCTTGCTGGTGCGCACGGAAAATCCGTTAAATTCCTCGGGGGTAGTAAGGACATTGCCGTAAAAGAGCGTATCGGCGAACTCCTGAGACATCCCCTCTAAGTGCGCCTTGTCCTGTGATGCCCTGAACGCTGCGGTGTTGCCGTTCAGGTCGGCGATCTTTTTGTCCACGTGGCAGTAAGCCTCAAGCATTCCGCATGTCTCGTCGATCTGTTTGGTGGTCGCCTTGGTACTCTTAACTCCGCTGTTTAAACGCCTCCATGTAGGCTGCGGTATCGACGCCCTCTGCGTGATCCTGTGCCCTGTCGGCAAGTTGCCCTCTTTCCACGGAATATCCTCAATGATGGGGTTGCTTTCGTTCAAAATCTCCGCAACGGGGGCAATATTGCCCGACGGATCGAGCATCTTTGCCACATCTACTAAATTCAGCTTGTTCCCTAAATCAGCCATTTATGTCTTCCTCCTTTTTCTCGTTTCGTTATCTCTGGTTGCGCATATAGCGCCTTGCCAGCTTCTCTTCCGGGGTAAGCCCGCTTTCGTCTTCCACGGAACCCGCAGGCTTGCCTCCTACCCACCTGTCTTCGGATATCTTTAGCCCCAGCTTCCACAGGTCTCTGATAAGCTCCGGGTGCGATGTGAGACCCATGTAGTCCATCAGGGCTATGGTTTTCTCCGAAAACACCTCTCTCATCGCTTTGCTGGCTATGGCAAGGTTCTCTTTCAGCCTTGCTCCGCCGTATTCGGGGTCGTTTTTGGCCTGCTCTTTCCATTTGTTGATCTCGTTGATGTAGGCTTCTGCGTCTTTTTTCTGCATCTCGATGTAGGCGTCGGCCAGTTTCTGGGCCTGCTCGTTCGTAAGCCCGATGTCCTTGAAGACTGGGGTAAAGGTTTCAAGGGCCTTTTCGTCAACTTCAAAGCCTTCAGGTAGCTTTATTTCATATTTTTCCGGCACTTCGGGCTTCTTGGCCTCTTCCTTTTCCCCTTCTTCGGGCTTCTCTTCGGCCTCTTTCAGGGCCTGCGTAAGCAGTCCTTCCTCCTCAACTTCCCCTTTATCTGCGCCCTCTTCCTGCTGGGGAACGGTGTTATCCGTTCCAGTTAAGAGGTTGTCGCCATCCGGCATGTCTTTCCTCTCCTTTTATCGTTTTTTTGACGCATTCCCGGCCTCATCCCGGCCCTTGAATGCGTAAATTCCGTCTGTTGCTTCCTTCTGCATCACTACAAACATCTCCGGGCACGCTGCAATCAGGTCTCTCATCATCATAAGCCCAACGTTTCGCCGTCCTTCAAGGAAATATCCCATCGCATTGCCCGTGAAAGTGCTCCTGAAAACGCCCGTGTAGCTCAAATATCGCCACAGAAACCGCCTGAATTTGACGTCCTTCATCATTTCCCTGAAATCCGCAAGATCTAAGTCCCTGTTGGATGGGTTAATGTCATCTCCGTCCATCACGTATGGCTCGAATATTCCTATCTTCGGCGGTTCCATTATCCTGTCGCTCCCGTCCCGAGCAGCGACTCTATTATGCTGCCCTCCGGCTTGATGTCGCTGGCGGTCTTTCCTGCCTCGGCAATCTGCTGGGCCTGCGCAATGGCCTGCTGCTGCGCCATAACCTGCGCCCGCTGCTGCCTGATGTAATCCCTCGTCTTTTCGTCCTGCAGGATCTCTGGGTGGATGCCCATCATGTCGCCGTAAACCGCCACTATTTTGTCAAAATTCACGTTGTCAAAGGCGTCGGGCGAAGCCCCAACCTGCGCCTGCAGCGCTGCCATGCTTCCGACGAAGCTCATAAAGTGCTCTATCTTCTCCATTCCCGCCATCCTCTGGGCCTGCGCAAGCACGCTTATGTATTCTATGCGCAGCTCCTCGCCTTCAAGCTCTGGAGGAGGAGGCGGGGCAATCTCGGCCTCTATGATGAAATCGAAGGTGATATCGATTAGCGGGTCGAGGAGGTCGGAGTAAAGCTGTTCGAGCACCGGCCCGAGCATCAACATTTTTTCCTCGTGCCGTTCTATTACTTCCCTCGCCGTTACGTTCCTGCCCTGTAACGGTTCCTGGGCGAACATCAAGAACAGGTCGTTGAAGAAGCACCGCCCTATCCACTGCTGCAGGTCGTCAGTCCATGCCTTTATGCGCTCTGGGTGGAAATCCACGGTGAAAAGCGGGCCGAACCTGTCCACCGACGGGTCCTGAACGAAGTTAACTCCGCCCGGCAGTTGGTTCACTCCGATCACTTCAAGCGAAGGCGGAGCAACCAGCGGGGGGTCGATGCTCATATCGAGGGCCTTTATGGCCTTCTTCTGAAACTGCTGGTAAATCTGGATAAGACCAAGTGCAGTTTCGCCAGGCCCCCAGCCCCACGGAGCACCCGGCACTATCGACCACCTCGGCGCAAGCACGGGGAATGTCCTATACATGCCGGTGCGCAAAAACTTTTGCCCCTCCTCGTTCCATTCCTCGTAGTAAACGCTCCTGTAGGGCATGGCCTCACCAAGAGGAGTGGTTACCTTCTCCTCTTCGTTGGGCTCAATAAAGTGAGACACGAGCACGTGCGTGTCCTCGTGGGTGTCAAGCAGGTTTCTAACGCGCTCAGAGCAGTTTTCCTTGCCGAACTGCCTCGCCACGGCATGGGCAGGCAGCCAGAACTTGCGCCCGAATGAGTCCACACGCAAGTCGTGGCCGAGCCCTATCACGTATTCGCCTATCGTGAGCGGCCTGAGGCGGATCACCCGCTCGTAGTCCCTCTCGGCAACCACGGCGGCCGTGCCGTATGGTAGCTCACGGTAGACGTGGTGCAGGCCCTGGTAGACGTTCGACTGAGAAAATATGGCATATATGATGTCCTCGATGCTTTTGAGCCACTGCTTTGCCCTGCTTGAGAGCATTCCAGACGGCCTCTTGATCCCAAGCTGAAACCACGGCCTTGCTGGAGACGTGAGGCCGCCCTGCAAGCCTGCAGCCATGATGTCAACGGCGTAAGTCGGGGCAGGGTGGTAGATGTTGGACACGTTCCGCCTCACGTTATAAGGCTTTTCCTCGTCGTAGAGGCCATTCCAGGGGAGCAGGTAGGACGTGATGTCCTTCCACCAGGGCACCATGGGCTGCCTGAGTTGGTCCAGGTCTCTGTATCTCCTCTTAACTTTCTTGAGTAACGCCTCGTTAGAAGGCATTAAGCCTCAGCTCACTCTCCCATTTTGCTTTTGGTGCCCGCCTGCATGGTGCTCGACGTGCCCGTCAGGCCCCCTGCAACGGTCTGCTGGCGCCCATATGCGCCCATCCTCCTGCGCCTCTCCCTCTCCCTGGCGAGTTGCGCGCTCCTGTCCTCCTGAGGCGGCTCTGGAGCCACAGGTATTGGCTCTGGCGCTTTAGGTATTTTAGGTTTACTGAACAATCCGCCCATTTCTTCTCCTCCTTTTACCATTTGTAGGCCCTCCCAAAAAGCTCCTTTTCATATCTTGCCATCCGGAAGGGGTCATATTCGTCGAAATTGGAAAAATACTTACTTTTGTCGAAATAGGGTGCCCTGTTTCTTGCCGTTGCTCCCCTTTTAATCACGGGGGCAGCAAAAGTTAAGGCTAAGGCATCCGCTATATCGGGGCTTCGCCCGCCCCGCTCCTTTATCTTGTCCTTAGGCTCCAGCACCATCCTGTTTTGCGCATCTATCCTGTAAGTCGGGGACACAAGGTCGGTCTTAAGGTCGGGAATATTGGGCAAACATCCTCCTGCCTCAAGCCATTCTCTGCATTTGTCCCACATCTCGGTCCTTTTGTTGGCGTATCTGTTGGGGTCTATGGCCTTCCCGCCGAAATTTACCTCCATCACGACGAACCCTAGCTGCCTGAGCCTGTCTATGACGCCCTCGCCACGCCCCGCATCGACGAAAACGGCATCCGGCTTGCGCTCCTGTATCTGGACGGCCACCCTGGAGGCGAAAGTCATGTTATCTATTTTGTCGAATACCATGGGCTCGTAGCACATAAGCCCTTCCCTGACGATGATGACGCTTCTGTCCCCGCCGTAGCGGGCCACGTCCACGCCCATTACGACGGGCGCACCGGCTACGTCGGCCCTGGTGAGCTTTCTCGAGCATGCCTCGGTAACCAAATCGATGGTGATGAGCGTGTTGTCGCTCGATGCGGTAAAATCGCACAAATATTCCTGCCTGAATGCTGCATCGCTCATGGTAGCTTTTAGCATCTCAAGCTCGTCTTCGGGCACGATGCCGGTCTCATCTACCCTGTAAAGGGCAGCGTACCACCCCTTGGCCGTCTGGGCCTTCTGGTAGAGCTCGTAAAAGAGGTTCATCCCCTTAGGCGTGCCTATGAAAACGGCCCATCCGCTCCTGTCCGTGAGCGTGGGCCTCACTATCTCGTCCCACACTTCGGGCTTCATCTGGGCCACCTCGTCCATCACGACCCCGTCAAGGTACATGCCTCTGATGGCATCCGGATTATCCGCCCCGAGCAGCATTATCCTTGACCCGTTAAGCAGGTCTATGGTGAGCTCCGATTCGGATATCTTCGTGCCGGGTATCGGCCTGGTATAGCGCTTGAAGTAGTCCCAGGTGTTTCGCTTGGCCTGCTTAAGCAGGGGAGCTATATAGGCATAGCGGGCGTCCTTCTTTTTGGCCTCTAAGGCCATCCTGATCATCTGATTGACGGCGCATACGGTCTTGCCCATGCGCCTGTGGGCCACGACGACGCTAAACCTGTGGGACGTCATCCCTTCGTGCAGCTTGTCCTGAGGAAACCTCGGCGCATAGGGAATGACTATCTCCACGTCATTCTTCCTCCTCGGCCTCCTCGGGCGACATCCACCTAATCTTGATGGCCCCGCCATCGGCCCCCGAGTGCTTTATGCTCTGCTCGTTCCTCCAGCCCAGCTGCACCAGCGAAAACTGGGCCATCCTGCTATCCACTTCCCTCTGGAGAGCAAGCTTTTCAAGCTGCGCCTCCTTCTTGTTCATCAACCGCTGGATTGCCTCCTTCAAATGCTCGTTTCTGGGGGCAAGCTTGTCATAGACATAGTGATAGTTCCAGCCCTTCAAATAACACAATTCCTTGAATATAGGAATGGTCGTGGCATCCGTATAGCTGTGGATTTCGGCAATCAGCTCGTCCACGTCATACTTCACGTTATTCCCGCCCAGCTTGCGGGCCTTCTTTTCCATTCCCTCACCCGCCCTTCTAAAATTACATTTCTTCTCCATAAGAATAAACTAAAAACACAAAAAGCGCAACAACGTTCACAAAAAATCTTCAAATAAACCAATCAAATTAAACCAGTTTACCAAAACCAGTTCATTCCAACCTAAAATTTCCGCCCCAAATTCCCAAATCCTTCTCTCTCTTTCTCTCTCTTTCCCCTTCTCCCTCCCCTTCCTCTCCTCCTCTCCCCTTTCACACTATCCCCTCTCTTTCTCTCTATCCCCTCTCTTAACCCTAATCTCTCTCTATCTCTCTTATCCTGATAGTCTCTAAAAAAAAGAGATATATATATATAAATACTAAGAGAGAGGGCGATTTGGAAAGAGAGAGAGGGGAGTATGAGGGGGGAGAGGGAAAACCTTTGTAAATCTTTTGGGGCGCAGTTAGGGGGAAAGGCATGAGGAATTTCCGCTCTACTGGCCGTCTCGGGCAACTTGCAAGGGAGCGGGCCTAAAGTGGCAAATGGGTGTTGGCCTAACGGCGAAAGTGAAGGAATGCAGGGCATTGTGGCGCCGTGGGGAAAGGGAAAGGGAGAGGTGAAAGAAGGGGGGCGGGCTTGTGAAAAGGAGAGCATGAGATTGGGGAAATGTGGTGGGGATGACCACCCTCCCCCCGCCCGCCGCTGCAAATTTTTGTCCCACCCCCCCTCGGGACGGCGATTACGCAGTAATTCCCAAACTGCCATCCGCCACGTCCTACCCACGCCACGGCCGGCCACGGTCGCCGTCCACGTCCACGGCCTGCCTGCCTCACCGGCCGGCCTTCTTCGGCATGGCCTGTCTGCGGCCTGCCTGCCGGCCAGCATGGCGACCGCTCCACGACCGGCACGGGTACGGTCGTAGTCGGCCTGTTGGCGGGTTTCGGTTGGCCTGTCTTGTATATATATTCCACGTATAAGGTGAAAATAGGGGGTCGTGGGTACGTGGAATTTCGTCGAGAAGGGGTCTAGGATGGCCTACAAGGGGTCAAACTTTTTTTAGAGGGTATTTTATACGTCTGCGAAAAGTTAGGGGTGTTCTAGGGCATTCTGGAGGGGGGTTGTGGGGTGCGGGGGTTGGGGGGTGTTACGTTGAACAGAGGGGGGGTGTTACGTTGGGTGAAACAGGGGTGAAAATAAACTAGACGAACGGGGTGAGTTCAGTTTTGAGGTGGAGAGAGGCAGAGAAAAGTGAACTGATGCGGTGTATGCCGGGTTGGTTGACCGAATGACGTCATATCCCACCATGCGGTAGGCAGTACACAGTGCACTGCATCCGTTATCCAGTACATTCCATTCATTATCCTTCATGCATCATCCAGAATACATTATACAAAATACAATCCACAGTACATTGTCTATCGCATGTAATGCACATAGCACATCATACACAATGCACCATACACCATGCACCATACCGCCATCCTCACCGGTCGTCAGCCAGCCATGCCAGCCAACCGGTCGCCATTCTCACCGGTCGCCGTCCGCTCACCGGCACAAAAAAGGCCGGAAGCATAACCGCCTCCGGCCAATAGATCCTCTTCAACTTCGTTCATTCCATCACCTCACCTTGTCATGGCGACCGACCTCGCCGCCTCACGTCGCCACTTGCGATAGACGTCATGCCAGCTTGCCACCTTCGGCATACTTTCGGCAAGTTCGGCAAGCTCAGCCCTGACCCGATCTGCTTCTTCCTCGGAGACCGGTCCAAGTAAGTATTGGACCGTTGAAAGAGGCAAACTCAAACAATCTATTACAACTTTATACATTCCTGATCCCCCCTTAGTGTACCCACTCGCCGAGTCCCATATCGGCGAGCAGGTCCCCGCCAAGCGTCCCCTTTGCGTCGATCCCGATCCCGTCCCTACTGCCAGCATTCTCTACGTAAAACCGCATCATCCGTTCGACTTCGGCCACAAATTCTTCTACGGTGTCGCACTCGATCTCGTATATGTCGCCTTCGCAGTACGAGACCTTGCGGAGCGAAAATGGATTGACCCATTCCCCGTAATACCATGCGTCCTGGTGATTATCGACCTGATAAAAACTCTTATCCCCACTACATTGGCCAAAGTCGAAATAGTAACGGTCGAGTCCGAAAGTAGGATAATATTCCTTCTTAATTGCCATTCCCGATCCCCCCTATTCAGCCGGTCCTCAAGCCAGCCTATTCATTCCCCGCTATTAGCTCCCATGCCATCATTCTTGCCACGTACCAGACAATTGCTGCCTTAAAATATTCCTCGCCAAAGACAGCATAATCTCTCATTAAATCCGCCATATATTTAAATACTTCTTTGGGACCATATCCGCATTCTTCTGCCCATTTAACGATAATATCCCATAGCTCTTTACTGAAGCGGTTATACAAGCAATTGGCATCATATAAAGTTTCTATCCCTTCGACTCCATGCCATACCCAACCTAGATTATTAGTGAGTCGCATTCTGCTTTTAGCTACTACTCGCAACTCATCTTTTGTATAGTTATTTTGCATCCATTCCTTAAAAGTTTTCTCTTTTATCTTCATCTTTGATCCCCCCTTCTTCGGCCAGCCCTTTCGAGCCGGCCTATTTTTGGACGTCCTTTCATACCACCGCCCCCAAGTTAGGCCCCTTCTAGGCCATCCTGGAGGCACCTACGGCGGAGCACTGGCCCCGCCACGGCCTAAAATTCTTCATCCTCGTCCTCGACCTCGACCCAGTTCCGTACCCGGTCAAGGTCTTTTTCATCCACAATCTCGCCCCAATCGAGCGAGCCTTGCCATTGCGACCATTCCCACAAAAGCCATTTGCCATCGACTGGATCGTCATCAATAGAAACGACCCGATACAGGTCCGCATGATTAAATCGTTGCTTATAGAACCAGTTCGACCCGTCCCATTCGTCTAAACTTTCCTTTGTATCTAAATCGATAACGATCGATACCTTATATTGCGCTTGGACGTCAAACCATATCTCTTTCCAGTTAGACCCGTTCCAATAGCGATATACATCAGAGACCCCCTCAAGGTCCCCCATTGTGCATATCGCCCATTGCGGATCATCATCTGGAAAGCAAAGGATGAGGTCCTGGTCATAGTCTTCAGCATCGCCAGGAATTC